GCGCCCTGCCGCTCGGCCCAGTCCGGGCTGTAGGCGGGCGGGATTTCCGGCTCTGCGCCGATCACTTCGCGCCACACACCGCGCACGAGGCCGAGGCAGTCCGTGCCCGCGCCCCTGCAGCTCGCCTGATGGACATAGGGCGTGCCGATCCAGCCGCGCGCTGCGGCGATGATCGCGGCCCGGCTCATCTTTTGCCTCCATCACGCACGGCTTCAGACCCGGCATGGCGCAGCAGCACATCATTGCCCGGCAGGTGCGGCGCGCCCCGGAAGTTGATGAAATTATTGAACTTTGCCCGGCAGGCCGCCGCCTGCCCGTCACAGCCTGCACTCACATCAAAGGCGTCCCCGGCCTGCGGGGCATGGAAGGGCGCACGCACGAGCTCCAGCCGGGCGAGATTACCGGCAAGGCCGTGCGCACGCACTCGCGAGCGAGCCCCGGCATTCACGCCGCCGGTCCATGTCAGCTGGCCTTCGCCAAACCAGCCGGGCGCAAAGCCTTCAAGACCGCTGGCCGTGATGATGCCCTCGCCCTGCGCCTCCACCACCGCGCCGGAACCGGTGAAGACGGGGCTATCCAGATCAACGGTGCAGCGATTATCGCCCAGCTCCGCATCGCAGGAGCGCGCGAACACCCGGCCAATACGCCGGTTGAGCCGCGCCGAGAGGCCGGTCAGTTCCGCTTCAAACCCCGCGCCCGCGCGAGTGATCTCACCGATCTCGCCGGTGAACACCGTGACGGCGGAATCGGGGCTCTGCCAGTTCACGCGCATGACGCGCACCTCAGCCCCGTCATAGAGCCCATTGGCGATATCGGCGGCTTCAATCACGTCCGAGTTCAGCGCGCCGAACGCAGCGCCGCGCGCGGGCGCACCCGCCTCGCAGCGCACCGGGCCGGAGGCAAAACCCGATTGCGGCTCGCAGGTTACGCCCGCCACCTCAAGCGCGCGGTCATGGTCGGTAAAGCCCAGAACAGCCCCGTCATTCCGGGTGACGAGCCAGCACCAGCAGAGCGTCGTCACACCCTTGTCGAGACTGGCCTGAAAGCCGGCGGGAAGAGGGATCATGGTGGGGGTTCCTGTGTTTCTATCGCGTCGTTCCAGCGCAGGTGATGTGTTTTGGTTTTCCCGGCGACAGCCGGGACCCAGAAAGAAGCTGGGCACCGGCTTTCGCCGGTGAAACGAGAGGAGAGAGAAAAGGGAAAGCCCCTACCCCCGCCTGACCTCGACCAGCGGCACGCTGGCCGCGAGACCTGCGCCGAAATGGTCGAGCGAGACTTCCAGCCGGTCAGTGTCAAAGCGCACCGGCACGTCGAAGCGGAAACCGGCCGTCACCGCTGCGCCATCGGCGGGCGGCGCATCGAACACGACCTCCCCGCCATCGAGCGTGAAGGCCGCCGGAGCGCCAGTCACGGCCACCAGCACGCTATCTGAGACCGGCAAATGAATGGGTCGCTGATAGGCGCTTTCGCCCGCGCCATAGCGCTTTATGAGGGCAAAGCGTGTGCGCACCCCGTCGCCCAGGCCCAGAAGCTGATCACCCGCCGCAGGCACGCCCGAGGGCAGGCAGGAGGCATGGTCGGCCGGATCGCGAAAGCGAAAGGCATGCAGCCGCCCGCGCCGCGCCTCGAAGAAGGCGGTCAGCACAGCCAGATCATCGCGCGAGCGCACACCCGGCCCCGCATCCCAGCGGCGGCGCGAATGCGCCCATGGGCTGTTGCGTTCCTCATGCCCGCTTGCGAGCTCGACAATCTCGGTCAGGCGCTCCGGTCCGCCGCGCGCACCAAGCCCTACGCTCAACGGAAAAAGGACATCATGAAACGCGCTCATAGCCGGTCTGCTCCTGCCCGCACGGCGCGCGCCAGGTTCGCCGCGATCTGGCTTTCAGACCGGCGCACCGAGGCTGCCGTGTCTGCGCCCGCATGAATGGTGATGTGGATGGGCGGCAGGCCCGCCATGGGCGAGACCGCCCCGCTCTGACCCGGCGTGAACACTTCCGGGCCGCGCTCACCGACGAGATAGCTCTGGCCCGCCAGCACGGGCCCGCCCTCGGCGCGCTGGCCGATGACACTGCCCAGATCACGCCCGGCGCGGCTGAAGAGGCCCGACAAGGGATCAATGATGAGCTGGTCCACGGCGAGCCGGGCCAGTGATTGCAATATCTCCTCCACCATGGACTGGATGGAGAGCGAGCCGGAGCGCCCTGCCCGTTCCAGCGAGCGGGCAATCGCCTCGCCGCTGGCATCAAAGGCGCGCGCCATGCGGTCTGCGGCCTCTTCGGCTTCGCGGGTGGCGGCGCGCAATTCGCCGGTATCAATTGTGTCTTTCGGGCTCATGATCGAGCCTCCTTCTCATCAGGAAACTTCGCCATCAGGGCGGAAAGGTCTGACCGGCTGAGCGGCGCGGCGGTGGGGCTGGAAACGGCCCGCACCAGCGCCAGCCATTCGGTAAGCGACAGCCCCCAGAAATCAGACGGGGAGAGCCCAAGCCGTACCACGCCAAACGCAAACCAGGCCTGCCAGCGCGGGCTCATGGCGCAGACTTTCCAGCGCGGGTGAAAAGCTCTGCCAGCGCCGAAGCGGCCTCTACTGGATCGACCTCCACGGCTTGCGGTTCGCCGCCTGCACGCAGCAGGATGGCGATGACGCCGTGCAGCTCGCTGATCGTCATCGCGGCAAAGCGCGGGCCCAGCGTGGAAAGCTCCTCCACACCCAGCAGCGCCTCTATCTCAGCCAGAGCGGCGAGAGAGAGGCGAAGCGCGCGCGGGCCGTTGCTGGTGGCCAGCATCACCTCGCCCGCTTGCGGATTGGCCATCGCTAGAGCGCCTCGAAATCAAGCGCCCCGGCGGAGGCAAGCGTGATCGACCAGGTCGCCTCGCCATCATGGCGGCCGGCATATTCCAGCGCGCTGATCTGGAAGCTGCCGACGATTGCGCCAAAGCCAGGGATGACGAGCTGAAAGCGCGGCGCATCGCCTGCGAAGAAGGCGCTGCGCAGGGCCGCATCGCCTGCACTGTCCACGAAGACGCCGGTGCCCGTAACGGCGGCGGATTTGACGCCCGCCCCGGCGATCAGCTCGCGCCACTGGCCGGGGCTATCGGCATGGGTTGCGTCAATCGTGCGGGCATTGAGCGAAAAGGATTTCGCGCGAAGCCCGGCAAGGGTGGTGAAACTCTCCGGGCTCTGCCCGTCAGACAGCTTGATCAGCATGTCCCGTCCGGCCTGGGCGGTCATGGCATTCTCCTTGATTTTGTTGGATTGCGGGCAAGAAAAAAGCCGCCCGGAAATACATCAGATTTTCTGCCAGATTTTCTGATTGACTCAAATCAGACGATCTGAAAAGGTTAAACGGAGCGGCATCTAGATCAGAAGGAGACACCCCATGAAGCTCACGTTTGATGCGAAGCCAAGTAGCATACCTGGCGTATGGCTTGCCCCGGTTCATATAGAGGACACTTCGCGTCTCCAGACAGGTTCGTTGCCAAAGAGCTCGCGAACCATCATCGGACTTGTCCACAGCAATTGGGACGACAAGACGAAGTCGCTTACTGCGTCATTCTCTGACGTCATTGTTTTTGCTAAAGGGGCGTCCGATGAGGCGGTATTAATTGATATGGGGCGTTTTCCATCCATTCCGGATAAAGTCGCTCCACTCGGCTCACCCGATGACATGTTCCTTGCGAGCGCCCGCCTCCACGTCGGCGCGGAAGGGGCAAAGCTGATTGAAAAGGTCCTCAAACAGGTAAGGCAACGGATCGTCGGAGAGTTCCGATTGATCGAGGGCGACCACCGGAAATGGACCGCCAACCCCAACTTTCTGGCCATCACGCTTCAGAACCGGAAGAAGCGCTTCCGCGTGTCTGTGAATGAGCTGACAGAAAATCTGAACCCTCAATCGCTAGAACTCATTATGGGGCGTCCTCCATATCGAGAGTTTTTCCTCGAAAGGGAGGAGCAAATCGGTGACGCCGTCGAAGTGATCGTGACGTCGGCGCGAAAGCACTTCACCGTCAAACTCGCTGAATAAGCACCCTCACCCTGACCACCCCATGCACGGAGCGGCCATCCGCGCCGTCGAACACGTCGGTGTAGACGGCCTGGCAGAGAATGGCGGCAAAGGGCGCGGCGAGGGTGAGGCTCGCATAATGCAGGGCTGAGCTGACCGCGCCGGTGATGGCTTTCACTTCCGCGAAGTCATGCTTGCGGCTCCAGACATGCAGCGTCAGGCGATGCTCGCTCAACTGAGCTTCATCGCCATCTACGGGCCGGCTTTCGGCCCGCCCGAGCGACACGTAAGGAAAGGCCGCGCCGCCCGGTGCCCGGTCATAGAGCCGGGGCGGATCGCCGAGCTGGCTCAAGACGTCCGGATCAGCGGCGAGATGGGCGAGAATGGCGGCCTGCAGGGCCGCATCCGCGCTCATAGCCGCACCTGCCGGAAGGGCCGCAGCAGCGCGTCCACATCCTCTGGCAGGCGGGCGGGCCCACGCATGGCGCGCTCTGCCCGTTCCGCACCGGCATAGCCTTCCGCCACAAGGCGCAGGATCGCCTCGATCAGCGCGGGCGGCACGGCGTCCGCCGTCTCGCCATAACCGGCGGTGAAATCGATCTCGATACCGGCGGCCAGCCGCCCTGGCCTTGGGAAGGCAAAGGGCGCGCGGGCGATGATCCGGCCGGGATCAGCGTTTACGTCAACGCGGTATTCCTCCGCGTCCCAGATGATCGCCTCGTGCTGGCGGTCAAAAGTGCGGATTTCCTCCACGCTGACCAGCGGGGAGAGGCCCACCGCGAAGGCCGAGCCGCAGCCCGACAGCCGCCGCACCAGCCAGCCATCGAGCGTTTCACGCAGCTGGCGGATGATCAGCGCCCTGCCAGTTTCGGCCTCCACCCGCGCGGTCGCGCTGGTAATGAGGGTTTCGACAAGACTGTCCTCGCCCGCATGGCCGATCCGCAGCCAGGCCTTGGCATCGGACAGGGAAACGGGCGCTGCGGGGCTGGCCCCGAGCGTTTGCAATGCCATGGTGATTTTCCTTATTAGTGATGCTCAGCCCCTCCGGGCTTCGCTCCTCGCTAAAGCTGCGGGCGCGCGGTCGCGCTTTTCGGCGCTTCGCGCCGGGCGCATTCGAGAACTCTGCAGGTAGCTTCGGACCTCTCCACCGGGGTCCCGGCCCCCGAGCCGGGATCCACGGGAAACCACGAGGCTTGGAAATATGGACCCCGGGTCAAGCCCGGGGCCCCGGTTGAAAGGCAATCGCCAGCCGTGTTCAGGCCGCTTTGCGGCCTGCAAGCGCGACCGCGCGCCCGCGACTTTTCGCGGAACATCGCAGCCCGGATGGGCTGCGGAAGCTAAAACCGCCCTAGCTCTCTCCAAACTTCATCAGCTTGATGGCGTTGAAGTCCTGCACCCCGCCGCCGACGCGCTTGGTGGTGTAGAAGAGCACGTAGGGCTTGGCCGAATAGGGATCGCGCAGCACCTCGATGCCCTGACGGTCCACCACGAGATAACCGCGCTCGAAATCGCCAAAGGCAATCGCGAACTGGTTCGCGCCGATATCGGGCATGTCCTCCGCCTCGGTCAGCGGATAGCCCATCAGGCTTGCCGCCTCACCGGCGACCGATGAGGGCTGCCAGATATAATGCCCGTCCGCGTCTTTCAGCTTGCGCACGCGAGAGACCGTCTGGCGGTTCATCACGAAGCGCGCGTTTGAGCGGTAGGCAGTCGCCGGCGCATAGACCAGATCGATCAGCGCATCGACCGGATCCTCATCGAAATCGCCCGCCACGCCGGTCGCGACATAGCCGATCTCGCCCCAGCTTTGCGTGCCTTCGGGCTCCTTGTCGTAAGAGAGGAAGCCGCGCGGCTGGTTGGTGCCATTGCCAGACACGAAGGCCTTGCCCTCCTCGGCGGCGAACACATCGCGCACCTCTTCAGCCAGCCACTGGTCCACATCGGCCAGCGCATCATCGAGGATCACCGGGGTAGCCGCCGGCATGGCGTAGAGCTCGGCCGTCGGGAACTCGATCAGGGTCAGTTCGGGCGTATTGGTCTCGGTGCGCGCGCCCGTCTCGGCAGACCAGCCTGCTGCTGCGCCGCCAAGGCTGACAGGCTTGCGGAAGGTGTGGCTCGTGGTCTGGCGCACGCTTGCGATGGCGCGGATGGGAGAAGCCTCCGCAATCAGCCGGTTGATCAGCGCCTCGGTCTCCGGCGGGGCGACATAGCCGCCATCGCCGGGCGAGCCAGCCGAGAGGGCTTTGGCTTCAATGAGGGCCGAGGCATCGCCCCGGCGCACATAGGCGTTCCAGCCGGGCTGGGCGGCGGCCTTGCGGTCTGACAGCGCAGGGCGCGAGGCATCCACATGCATGCGGTCGAGCGCGGCCTTCTGGCGGGTGAGCGCGGCATCAATGCGCGCAACCTTCTCCTCCAGCAGCACGTCGGTGGATTTGCGCTTTTCGATCTCGGAGAGGCGCTGGTCATTGGCCGACTTGAACCGCTCGAAAGCGGACAGGAAGTCGTGCAGGGCGGCGCGCGTCTGGCTGTTGGGCGCGCTCATCTTGGTTTCACGGGTCATGGGGAAGTC